ATTACATATTTGTTTTTTTCATTTAACAATGAGAAATAGTTTTGTAGATAAAAAATTATTTAATATTGCCGCTGATTTAGAAATTAATCAATATATTGACAATGATTATTTACCCGATGGCGCTATTGTAATGACTAGTTTTCCAACATTAACATTAGAATTAAAAGCTGGAACTAATTATTATTATCAAAAATTATTAGAAAATAATAATTCTAAAGATCCTGATCCAGGATTACAATCTTTAATGGGTGGTCAAAGTGGTCCACCTACAGATGGTGATGGTGATTTACATCCTACTTGGAAAGAATTTGAAAATCTCACAGATACTGAAAAAAAATTAATTCAAAATCAAGTAGAACACATTCTTAAAGAATCTGCAACACAAATTACTAAATCTAGAGGAACTATTCCTGGAGAATTAAAATCTTTAATTGATGAATTATTTAAAATTACAGAAGAAGTTTTTAATTGGAAAGCTTATTTTAGAAGAAAAATGGGTTGTTCATCAGAAGTATATACAAAAAAATCTCGTAGAAAAATGTCTAAGAGATTTGAAGATAATGCTGGAATTAAAATTAAACAAAAACATCATATTTTAGTTGCTGTTGACACATCAGGTTCTGTTAGTAATGCAGAACTATTAGAATTTTTTAGTGAAATACATCATATTTATAAAGCAGGTGCATCAGTTACAATTATAGAATGTGATACTAAAATTAATGATATTTATGAATACAAAGGTAAATTTAAAGGAAGTGTTGTAGGACGTGGGGGTACAGATTTTACACCACCTGTTGAATATTATAATAAACATAAAAATAAATTTACAACACTTGTGTTTTTCACCGATGGTTATGCACCAGTTGAGTGTAAACCACACAAACAAATGATGTGGGTTATATCATCCGCAGGAACAGAAGATCTTGGATTATTTCCAGGTTATAAAATTAAAATACCTAAAATAAATTAAATGAACAATTTAAATATTAAAGAATTAAAAAATATTGTTAGTTATATAATTGACAACAATAACACTTTACGTGAACAAAATAAAAAAACAACTGCTGTAGAAGTAATTGGTGAATCAGGTATTGGTAAAACTTCAGCAATTATACAAATTGCACAAGAACGTAAAATGGATTTTGTAAAATTAAATCTTGGACAACTTGAAGAATTAGGAGATTTAATTGGATTTTGCATTAAAGAATATTATATTTGTTCACCAGACGGAAAGTGTATATGGGTTGCAGAAAGTTTGTTACAAAATTATATTAAATTAGGTTATAATATTGTTGAAAACGCAAAAGTTAGAATGTCTTACGCACCACCTGAATGGGTTCCTAAAAATACTAATCCTAATGGTGTTATATTGTGTCTTGATGATTGGACAAGAGCAGATGGTAGAATGATTACCGCCCTAATGGAAATGATTGATAGAGGTGAATATATATCTTGGTCATTACCAGATAATTGTACAATTATATTAAGTGCTAATCCAGATAATGGAGATTATAATGTATCATCGTTAGATAATGCTCAAAAAACTAGATATATTAGTTTTGAATTAGATTTTGATAAAGATGCTTGGGCTGAATGGGCTGAGGGAGAAAAGATTAATGGTGTATGTATAAATTTTGCATTACAATATCCTGAAATTTTTAAAAAAGAAGGAAGTGTTCAAACTGTAAATCCTAGAAGTTTAGTTACATTTTTTAATACTATTTCTGGATTAAAAGATTTTGATTCTACAGATAGTCTATATAAAATAATGTTAATTGCCAAAGGATGTTTTACATCTAAAGAAAATATTGTTGGTAATTTATTTACAATGTTTATTAACAATCGTTTACATCAATTAATTCAACCAGAAGATATGTTATTTGACAAATGGGACACTGTTTCTAGAAAGTTAGACAAATGTATATATTCAGGTGAAAACAGTTCTTATAGAGCTGATATTGGTGCAACATTAACAACAAGATTTATTAATTATATTCAAAATTATTTTGATACAGATAAAGATGCAGATACAGCAACTGTTTGTAATAGAATATTGGAAATTATTAATTACGATAAAATATTACTTGCGGAAGATTTAGTGTTCAATTTAATTAGAAATTTAGTTGGTAAATATCCCACTAGAACTAATAAACTATTAATGAATCCAAAAGTAATGCAGAAAATAATAGGATAAGATATGTTAAAAATATGGAAGAGAGGGAACAGTTTTTCATTAAATTGTTCATGGCAAGGAGGAAAAAGTAAAGATGATTTTACATTAACAAATATTCATCAACGGTATGGTGAACCAATTGAAAATACACCAGAAATTATAGATTTTAAAGATAAATACAACCTTTTTAAAACTAAAAAAGTAGACATTAAAGAAGAAGATGTTATATATTTTTTTAAAGAAAGTAAATATCCAAGATTTAAATTTACATCAAATTGTAAAAATTTAAAAACAATTCAAATACCAAAAGCAACCTGGTTGGTTACACCTATGATTGAATTTTTCAGTCGTAATGCAACGGTTAATATTGGTGTAGAATGTTTATTGACAAATAGAATTTATTTTTATAATTATAACGGGAGTGTTCAAAATTCACAAAAATTAACAACATTATATAATAAATCCACAATAATTGAATCTTTTATATGTTTATTACAAGATAAATTTTTAATTCAGGGTAATAATTATAGAGAAGTTGAATGTTTACAACTTGCAAATTATAATAAATATAATGTTGATGTAATTAATGATATTTATGATAATATTGATAAATGTATTACGGAAGAAAATTTAGAAGAATATATAACATCTAAAAACTCTAACGAACTTAATGATGAATTATATAAATCATTAGATACAATGTTAAAATCTAAAGATGCAACTACAATAGAATTAGGTATTAAAATGTTAAACAATTTTGATATTAAAAAATATGCATTACAAGTTGGTAGTTTATTGAGATTAAATTCTAGTCATATTACATACAATAAAGCTTTAACAACTGTTGGTTTTAAAAATGTATTATCACAATTAAATACTGATTGGAATAGTTTGAGTAATTCTGATAATTTAGTGTATTATGATAAATTGTACCGTTCTTCTTCTACAAATGAAGATAAATTACAAATTAAAGATTATTACAAGAAAGAAGTTAAACATAGAGTGCAAATGACTTATGATAGTTGTATTCAAAATAAATCTATACCAAGCGAATTAATATTAGAAGTTAATTAAAATAAAAAATCCCTATATACTTAATTGTATATAGGGATTTTTTTTGACTTTTATTATCTATTACTCCAACCGTATTGCTCTTTAGGGGTTGTGTCTAAAAGATGACCATAACCTGGAATTAAATATTTAATCATTTTAGAAGAAGCTTTTGTTATTTTTTCATTTCTATCTTCAGCTAAAGGATTAACATAATTACTTAATGCAGCAATAACATCGGTACTACTCTCTATAAATTTTAACGAACTAATAGGATTTTTAAGTACTCTCCAAGCTTCACGTGGATCTATAAATTGTTGAGCATCAGATTGATTTCTTCTTGTAATTGCGGCAATATACCAAAAAACATCATTATCGTCATCATCTGAAGCTGCACCAGCGGCAAGTAATGCTAAATTTGCCATTACCATAATATATGCTAATTCTGTAAAAGTTCTAACAATATTACCTTTTTCCCACTCATCCATTTCATTAAAATCTTTAACAATTAATGAAAATTGTAATTTTGCAAGTTTAGGTGCCACACTACGTGTTAAAAATCTCAACCATGTAACATAATTTCCTTCATCGGGTCTTAATAAATCTGATTCAAAATTTAAAATAACATCTTCTGGTTTTGAAAAAGCATTTGTACCAAGTCCTCTAAATCTACGTAATCCTGGAGATATAATGTGTTTCTTGAAATGTGCCACAGCTTTACCTAAAGTATGACGTTGTAATTCAGATTGATATTCTGTACTATACTGACCTTGTGATTTAATTAACGATGATTGAATATAAGATCTTAATGTTGAATTACCACCTTTATTATATTCTGTCATTCTGTCAATTGTAGTGTAAAATGGTGTTTTAATAGATGTTGTTAATTTACCATTTTCCAATACTGAAATATCTAATATACTTGCAGCGTTTTCTTTAGTTGTAACGTTACCGTTTTTATCTAAATAATTACCTTTTTCATCTAATATTTTAGCACCATCTAATATTGTCATTGTGTGAATAGATTGAATCCAATGTTCACCACCTTCTTGCATAAAAAATAAAGGTTTTGTATTAGTTAATGCTAACGCTTTATTTTTTTCAAAATTATTTTGAATTAAATCAGATGTTACTAAACCTCCAAAAGACATTAATAATTGGTTAGGTAGTGATTTATAAATATTTCTACCTACATCATCAATAGTATTACCAAGATGTTTAAAGAAGAATATTTCCGCATTTTTAATATTTTTAACACTTAAATTTGGATCACTTATTACTTCCAATATAGATTGAACTTTACCACCTATAGCATTTGCAGGTGCTCCAACAAAATTTATAGCTTGTGAAGTTCTTGAAACAACACCTCTAATAAAACTTTCAATTTTAGCACCATCCGCATTACCAATTTTACCTAAATATGTACTTGTTTTATCGTATAAACGATTGTTCATCATTGTTTCAAGCATTTTTATTAAATGTGCATCTTGCTTATCCACAATAACAGGAGAAGTTGTACCATCATTGTTAAAATAAGAAACAACCCGACTACCTAAACCTTGTTTTTTAATAAAACCATTTTCTTGAATAATATCGATAAATATTTTTAAATCTGTATGTACCTTAGTTTTACTTTTAAATTTAATAGATTGTTGTATTTCCATTGCATACATTGTGGCTAAATCTGTAGATTGTTTAGATTTTGGTATTTTACCTCTAAAATGTATAGGAATATAATCTACTTCTTTACCCGATAAATCACGACGAACAATGTGAACATTTTTATCATCTACAAAATCTTGTTCTCCTTGTGTTGTATCATCTGTTCTTAATTTAAAAGTATCTTGCCATAATTCTTTAAAAATATCTTTATTTAAGTTTTTTAAGTGTGTTATAGTTTCTTTATGATGTGATGGTAATTGATAAAAGTCTACACCTAGTGTATTTTTTTTTAGACTTTTGACACTAATACCATAATTATCGTTAGCTTCCTTAGCTTGAGATTGTAACACAGCTAAATAATCACGTTCTTTTTGTGTTAATTTAGAAAAATCTGTTTTCCACTGTTTAGCGGGTTTTGTGATATAATAAGGATTACCGTCTTCATCAAAGTTTTTTATACTGTCTGTATTAAGTTTAAACCAATTACGCATTTTAGATTTTTTTAATTTTAATTTATCTTCGTCAGATAAATCTTTACCAAAATCTTCAGCATTCACAGTGTTCATTAATTCATTAAAACTATCTCTAAATCCAATTTGATATTCCCCTAATAAAAATCCTTCATCATTTTTAGACCATTCAAATAAATTTTTATAATTTTCATCAGAAGACTTAATTCTACTACCATCTAAAAATATATTTGTAGCTTCTTGAAGTTCTAATAATTTAGGTTGTATTAAATTAGTATATTCATGTTTTACTTTATCTAATATTCTAGAAAATACTCTAATAATAGGATGTGTAAAATCTTTTTCACTATTTACTGTAGCACTTAAAGAAGTAATATCTGTTAATGGTGAATCAATTAAATCAAACCATGTTTCATCAGTTTCTTTTTGAATCAACTCTCTATTTTCAGATAATTGTTTATTTACATATTCATCAAGTGTTGCTTTAGTTAAACCTTTAGCTTTACCTTCTTGACGAAATTTTTGTTCATATTTTAATAATACATCTTTATATTGTTCTTGAAATATTGCAGATTTTCTATTTAATTTTTTAGCAACTTTTAATAATTTTTTATCAATTATTTTAGAATTAGATATTAATGCCTCAATTTCTTGATTTAATTTAACATGTTCTTCAGCTGTAATGATATTATTTGTTTCTAGATCTTCAACGGCATTATCTATATGTATTTGTAATGATTTAAATGTGTTGTTGTATACTTTTACATTTTCATATTGTTGAGATGTAATATCTACATTAGCTAATATTTTATTAGAAGAATTTAATTGTTCTTCCATAAACTTATTAAATATTTTAATACTTTCTAAACGATATTCATCACTGTCTTTAACATATTTGTCTAATAACACATCAATTTCATTTTTAACTGTTTTTAATTTTGTTAAAAACGGTGAATCTTGCATTTGACTTCTATTTGCAATAACTTCTAAATCACTAAATGTTTTTTCAATACTTATGGTAATAGATTGTAAACCTTTTTTAGCAACTAATTTCTTTTGACCATAAGTATATTTAGCTTCTAATGTATCTATTCCAGTATAATTTTCATCCGTAGTATCTATAAGTCTTAATAAATTATTTATTAATTTATTATAGGAATTATCAAGTCCAAATAAATCTCTAAAAAATGCAGTTAACACGTCCCAAAATGATTTTTTAGCATTAATTAATTGTTCAACTTCAAATTCAAATTGCTTATTACTAAACATTCCTGCAGTAAATTCTTCTAATGAAGACATTTCGTGTGGATATTTATCTTCTAATAATGGTTTTAAGCCATCATAAACTTTTTTTAAATCATTACGTAGTTTTTGTTCAGTTGCATTCTTAGGAGTCCTTAAAACACGTAATGTTCTATCGTGATATACTTCATGTAAAAACTTTTCAACACCTTCTTTAACCGATGATACATCACCAAGATTATCTACAGACATTTCGATAGTATTATCTACAGTATTATATTGCATATAAGTATCTGTAGATTTCATATCTTTAGAATCAACTAATTTAATAGTTGCTTTTGTGGATATAATCATTCTGTGAATTTGTTCAAATTCTTTAGAATTTTTATCAAATATTCCAGTATTTAATATGTTTGATAAAGCTTCTTTAGCTGTTATGTTACGAGGTTCACCTGCAAATATTGTATTTTTAATTTCCTCAGAGTATTCATATCTAATTTCTTCAGGTGTTTCAATTTTAGTCTTACCAAATTTATCTGTAGTTGTACGAGATACTAAATCATTTAAATTTTTTTTAGACTCAAACAAATAACTAGGATTTTCGCCCATATCTGCTCTAGAAGTATCTTCAAGTTCTAGTTGTTTAGCTTCTTCAGTTGCTTTTTTAAGTTGGACTTTTTCAATAATTCTAATATATTGTTCATATAAAGGTTCAGATATTTTTATTTGAATAGTTCCTGGTAAATCATTATCTGTAGATTTAATATGATTAATAACTCTTTCTTTAAATTTATCATTTAAAATTTTAATATTTTCAAAGTCAGTTTTACCAAAGTCTTTTGTAACTTCAGCAAAACCTTCTTTATTTAATTTTGTAATGTTTTTAATATCTCTATTTACTACATTATATATTACTTCTTCTACGTCTTTTTTACACGCCATATTTTAAATTATTTAACAATTACTAGTTGTAGGTATATCTTCTAATGTACCTGGTAAATCTTTAAATAAAGATAATTGTTCAGATTTAGCTGTTGTAGAATTTTTTATTGTAGATTGAATACTTTTAGAAATAAGTCCTGTTTTATTAAATCCATATCTATTTAGTAATTCATTTTGCAACCATTCTGCAAATCTTGTTGGTATTTTAGCTAAATTTGAAGCAAATCCTTGAGGAAATATTTTATTTTCATACTTATCTATTTTAACAAATTGTTCTAAATTTACTTTTTTAAACAATTCAAAATCAGCCGCTGTATCTTGAAAATCTTGATTCCAATCTTTAGCAACTCCTGCATTTTCAGCAGCTTTAGTTAAAGCTTTTATAAAATTATTTTCTCCAACAGATTCCCAAAACTTATCACTTATTATATTGTGTGTAGATTCTTTAATATACGCTAAACCACCTCTTTCATTTATTCCTTGGACTAAATTAGGGTGTTGTTTAAGCTTTTCTGTAAGAATATCTGTCATTATAAACAATGTATCTCCTATTTTACCTCTTCTAACTTTACCGCCTTTTAAATCATAACCTGCTTGATTAAACTCTTCAGATTTCCAAGTTTGATAAGCATGTTCAGAATTTACATATTCTTTACCTTTATAATTTAAACCTACTGTATTTCCAACATTAGTTAATTTTTTAGCAAATTCAGAACCTTTAGAAGTAATATTTTCTCCTTTCCTATCTTCTGAATATACATAATATTTTTTAGTTACTATACCTATTGCATTTGGATTATTCCTAATGATAGCACTTCCTCCACCAATTCTTGTTGAACCAATAGAATTTATATTTTCTGTAAATATATAAGCAGTATCAAGATTTTCTTTTGGCAAATCTTTAGTCCAGTTATTTTTAACTATTGTAGATTTATTTTCAGATTTAACTTCAGTTTCAATTTCCACAACATTATCTCTTTCAAATAATAATTGTTCAATAACAAATTCATTTTCAGTTTTACCAAACTCACTATGTGATACTGCGGTTTGAAAAGCATCTGTGTTTTTAATTGTATTTATTGACTCTACAACTTCATTTGTCATAACATTATTACCATTGAATTTAGAAGATTGTTTATTGTCACGCATTGAATATTCGTGAAATTGTCCTTGTTTAGATTTATAACCAAGTTTATGTGTTATAAAATATACAGGTTCTGAAACAGTTTCTTTATCTTTAACAACTTCTATATAGCTATCTAATTTATATAATAAATTGTTATAAGTTACAAATTTAGGAAAGGTTTTAACTTTTTCATTTTGATTAGAATGTCTATTAGAATCATATTTCAATCTAAATCCTGCATTATTAGCATATATTCTAGGTGTATTACTACTTGTTTGCACAATATCTTCATTTTTAATAACAGGTACTATTGTGCTATTATTCCAATTATGACGATATATTTGATCTTGTAATACTTCGGGATCTATTTTATTTTCAACAATTCTGTTATAAACATTATCAATATAATTATTCATTCTGTTTTTTACAAATACTTCATGAGGAATAAATTGATACATTTGATTAGCATTGTATTTAAAACCAGATTGATGATAAGAATATTTAACTAAATTATCGGATAAATCAGGATTATCTTTTTCTAAATCTCTCCAAGCATCTGCTGCTTTTTCTTTAAATCCGTTAGTACTACCCTTACGACTATCTATACCTAAAAATGCAAACTCACCATCTTCTTTTATTTCAATATTTTCTAATAAAAAATTAGGTGTTTTAGTATTTCTAAATGATTCACGTGCAAGAACCATTTGTTCTACAAGATGCATTTTGTCTTTAGGTGCTTTTTTAAATAATACATCAAATTCATTATTTTTATTATCTAATGCAAATACTTTAGATTGTGATGTAATCATTGTATAAAATGATTGTTCAAATATTTTTCCTAAATTATCATCATCTAAATATTTTTTATTTTTATGAATTTCTGCAGACATTTCGTTCATTATGTTTGAAAAATAATTACCTGCGGTTAAAAATATTCTAGGATTAGATTGTACAAGATTTGTAAAAAATGTTTCTGAATTTTTTTGATGTACACCTAATGATGTATAACCATTATCAATTTGTTCTTTGTTATATAACATACTAATAAAACCTTGTATAACACCTTTATTTAATACATCACTTGTTTTATTACGTTGACTTAAAAACTCTGTCAATCTTTTACCAACACCTCGCTCACCATATTTAGAAGCACTTACCATTTTAGTAAATTCTTTTACTGTAGGTTTTAAATTTTCATATTCTTTTAAAGTTAAATATTGATCTAAATAATACTGTGGTGTTTTTTCACCTGTATTAATATTAACATGTGTAGCTAATTCATTTGCGCTTCTTGTAGTTATTTTATTATTTGATAAAACACCATCAATTAGTTTTGATTGTTTTTTTTCTTCAATTACTTTTAATAAATTATCAAAATTATCTTTATTAAAATTTAAGGATTTTTGTAATTTATCTAAATATTCTTTCTTTAAATCATCTACAACATTAGCACTATCTTTAATTTTAGATGTGATACCTTCTTTTTCAGATATTTTAGACACCATTTCAACTAATGCTGGTTGTGCTAAGAAAGCTAAAACTTTATCTGGATGTACACCTGCTCTAATTAAAAACAGTCCTGTATTTGTAGTTTGTGTGTTCCAATTAGCTTTTGTAATATAATCATCTTTTGCAATATCTACAAATGCGTTAAGAACAGCTGTTAAACTAGCACTAATTGAATATTTATTACTTTCATCATAATAACCTTTATCAGATTTCATTTCAAAAACAGTTTGTTTATTTTCACTAGTGTTTTTAAAATTACCCCAACCAATGTAATTATCTAATGACATTTGTACATTTTGATTCATTACACTATTAACTAAATTATTAGCTACTTGTCCAATACCAAAACCACCCGCAATAAAACCATATTTTAAATCAATTTGATATAATGGTGAAAAAGCTTGTAAATCATTTAAATTTTCACTTGTTGGAAATAGTTTTTTATTAATAAAATCTTTAATGTGCGGATGATCAATAGGTGTAATTAAATTAGTATAATTATCAGGATGTGTTAATATACCATAATACATTTCAAACAATCTATTGTTTAAAGCACCTTCAGATTGTTCTGTTATTGATAAATCATTATTATAATTTTCATATTCAACACCAACATTTGACTTTTTAAAACTTGGTAAAAATACAAACATTTTATCAACATCAAAATCTGAACCTGTTTTAGTAGTAATACCTGTATATGCTACAACAGTATCAATATATGTATCAGGTAATATACCTACTATTTCTAAAGCATCATTAGATGACATTGCTTGATTAGGTATTCTATATCCAAGTAATTGTAATACTTCTTTAGGAAACATTCCACCTTGTCTATCAGCACCAAATAATTCGTCTAAAGAATAATCTCTCCAATTAGGAATATAATTACTTAATAAATTACCCGATATAAATACTTGTCCAGGTAATACCGTAGGTTTATCATCAATTAATATTTTTCTAGGTTCTGCAAGTTGTTGTTTATCTTTAATCCACAATACACCTGTTTCATCTGCTAAATTTTGGTCTAATCCATAATTAGACATTTGTATTAATGAAGTACCGTTAGTTTTTAATTTAATAGCCGCTTTATTAATAATACTCATAATTGTAGACAACACTTTATCTCTAGCTTGTGGTATTACATAAGGTGTTAATTCTTTTTCAACAGCTTGTATTACATTTTCATCAATTTTTTCTTTACGTAATTGATCTGCAATATCTTTAGCAAATTCACCCCAATTATTAATTACATAATCATCACCAATTTCAAACTTTTTTCTAAAGTCTTCAATAGCTCTATTAGATTTTTCACCTATAATGGAATGTATGTTATTATAAACTTCAGCACCAGAATATGTGTTGTTATTAAATATATAATTTGTATCAAATTTAAAATTATCAAATATATTTTTTTGTAACTGAGAACCTAATAATGTATCTTTAATACCTTTATTTGGTAAATCCTGTTGTAATTTCCAAAATCTATTATCAATAGTAATTGCTTTTAATTCAAACGGTTTATTATTTAAAATAGCTTCTGATACATTTTCATTAGCAAATTGAGCACCTACTTTAACTCCTGATTGCATAATTGCTTCATCAATAGGATTATTAGGATCTCTCATTTTATCTAATAATTTCTCTAATGGAGAACCTTTAACAAAAGATTTTAATAATACAGATTGAGAATATTTTAAATATAAAGGATTATTTTCATCATTATTGAAATAAACACCTTTTAATGGTTTTGTAGATAAGTGTTTTAATTCATCTTTAGTAAATTCTACAGTTTTACCAGATTCCATCAATTGAATTTTATCCCAAATATCTTTTGAAATATTATCCCATTGACCCAATCTTTCTAATAAGAATTTCCATCTTTCTGGTGTAATATATGCTTGAGCATCAGCTTGATTTATTTTATTATTACCGTAGTGTTTTGTTGCAAAATCTTTTTCATCAGTAGACAATCCCATTTCATCAATGTAAGGAGAAGATGTTTCAATGTCTTGTAATACAGCAATTTTAGAAAGATGATCATTATGTTCAAGTCCTAATAATAATCCCTTACCATCAATATATGCTTTTGCAGCACGTTTGAAATAATCTACAATATTTTTATGATTATTGATAGAACCATTATATATTTTAGAATATTCTATTTGAGCAATAACGGAATTAATTGCATAATCTGATACAATTTGTGTCATTGTACCAATAGGACCTAAATCTTTATCAAAATATAAATCATATAATTCTTTATCAAATTTACCTCTAGCACCATTTTTTTCAAATATACCCGCCTCAATTAATTTTTTACCGTGTTCTTTAATTACTTCACTTAATGTATTTGTTAAATAAGAATTTAAAAAAGCAATTTGTTTAGGTGTTAATGTATCGTTATTAATATTTTTAATAACATCTATATCTATTGGTGAAAAATCTTCATTATAAAATAATCCAAAAGCTTCTTTATATTTACCTTGAGATAAACTTTTAGGTGATAATGATTGAATCATGTAATTTTTAAAAGCACCACCTACATATATTTTTCTATATGAATTGTCAAGATTGTTGTCAATATATCTTTGTATATCTTGAATATTAGTTCTATCTACTTTGTCTGTAAAATTTTTATCAAATATAGATTTACCACCATGTGTTAAAATATCAAATACATTACCGTTTGCATCAGTATGTAAATATTGTACAAGATTTGAAGTGTCTACTTTACCTGTTACAGCATCTGTATTATTGTCAATATGTTTTTTAGCCTCAATTGCTACAGATAATTCATCGTTAATATAACCTCTAAATATATTTAAAGTTTCATCATTAACTATAACTTTATCATCTTCACGACGAACATTAGTATTTAAAAAGAAATCTGTTTGTGTTTTTAAAGCTGTTCCTTTATCTGATGGTACGGCTGTTGGATATAATGACTTACCATTAACTTTTTTACCTAACAATGATTCAAATACATCTCTTACAATAGCATCTCCTTTAGATGTATTTGTATTATCAACAGACCCGTCAGCTTTATCTTTTTCCATCATACTATTAGTACGATGTAATTTAACTAATTTACCTTTTTGTAATTGTTTAAGATATACAGAATGTCTACTATAAGCTAATTTTAATCTTTTTTCAACTTCTTGTGTGGAATTATTTAAAATATTAATTGTATCTGATAATTGTGACATTAGAGAATATGCCCAAATAGATTTGTTACCAGACATCACCATATTTTCAGACATCTCTGTATCAAATTTAGCAATAGCCTCTGCTATTTGAACAATAACTTTTTGACCCATAGAAGTATTACCTTCTCCCTTTAAAGGATTTTGATAAACATCTTCTTTAAATAACACACTTAATGCGTGTTTGTTTTGATTTTCAATTGAAGCCGTAGCATCTTTAACTAATCCCTTATCAAATCTATCAAAAGCTGTATTAAATTCCCCTAATCTAGCAATAATTGTTTCAGGTGTTACCTCATAAGAATTACCATTATTAGTTAAATAGTAATTAAATGAATTTTCATCTAAATTAAATCCTAAATCTGTAATAATATTGTAAAATAAATCTTGTCCCTCTTTACTTAATTGTGTGCGTTGGTCTAATAATTGTTTTGTAGGTGTTTTACCATCTGTTGTAGCTCTAGCTATTGCTAAATCAACATTGTTTAATTTAGTGTAAACACCATTTTCTGTACGAAATAAATCAAAATATTTCTGTCTTAATTTAGAATAAGCTACTAAATTAAATGAATATGTGTTTGTTTTTTCATCAAATATAGTAAATTTAGTTTTAAATTCTACACCTGCTTGTTCTAACACTTTAGTTTTTTTAGTAGAAGATTCTGCAGAATTAGTTGATTTATAACTATTATTTGATAAATTAACCTCCATTGTATCTTGAGTCATTTTACCTAAATTTCCAAAAGCTTGAAAAAATTGTGCTTGTAAATTTGGACTAGAAGAATTTAATGAATTTAATAAATGTATTATATAAGGTTTTGTAGAAGACATTTTATTTAATTTGTCTTTCATAACATCTAACACATTTACGGCTTGTCCATCAGAAGTTAACAACTTAGGAATACCTGCTAATTCAGACTGTACTTCATTCCATATTGTATCAAATGGAACCATACTATCACCTACAAAAAATATAGAGGTATTTGTTTTATCTGGTAATAATGACAACATTAATTTAATGTTACCAGTAGCATTATCTTTACTATTTCTTTCTACACTACCTTTACCTACAATAGCACCACTTTCTTCTTGTTGTTCTTGTGTAACACTATCGTCATCATCTTCATTTTCAGTGTATGATAAATTTACAGAATTTAAAAAGTCTTTTACTTCTAATACAAAGTCATCTGTAAATTCTTTAAACAATTCATAAACATCTGTATTATCTGGTCGTTCAATAATTTGATTATCAAAAAACGCAACTACTTCATCTTTAATATTAAATTTTAAATTATTAAAATCTGTAATATCATCTTCAGTATTTTTGTATTTGTCAAAAATATATTTAGTAATCATTACTTTAGCATCGTTTTTAATACTTGTAATTTGATTTTTAAACATATCAAAAGCATTTAATCCCTCAAAACGAGTATTGTTGATAAACATTTTGTTGTTGTCTTTATCAATAACATACATTTTGTTACTACTATCTGTAAATAGTTTAGGACCTCCATTAAAATCAAAACGATTATCTTCAGGATATTGTGTTTGTGTCCAATCACCAAATGCTTCTTTAAAACTATCGGAAAAGAAATAACTAACTTGTGAATCTAAAAAATTAGACATATTTTCATCTAATTCTTCATATTCATCAAGTTTATAATATTTCATTAACTGTTTAGATAATTCTAATTCGTTATTTGTATGTGGATTTATAAATTTACAACTCATAATTTAACATTTAGTTGGTGGTTTATTATCTAAACCTTTTTTCTTTTTAAGACTTTTTAATTGATTTAATCCTTCTTCAGTTATAGCTTCTGTTTTATAACTCTCATCCAAAGATACATTAACATTATCAGAAATCAAAATGTTTTGTGTATTATTTTCTAATGTTGTTTGGTTAGACTGTAATGCTTTTAGTTCTGCAGTAACATCTATATTTCCAACAACATCTTTAATTGTTTTTGATTTATTATCAATTAATGCATTAATATTAGGTAATGAATAAAACTTAGAATCACCCTCAGAAGTAATTATATTTAATAAAGATTTGTTATTTTTTAAATTTTTAATTTCTCTTTCTATATTTCCTTTACTATTTACTGTTTGAGTAATTTGTAAATTACCAATTTTTACATTTTTAATAATAATCTTTTTAACATTTTCATTAACTGGAGATACTTTTACCCTCTCACCTTCGGACGGTTTTTGTACTTTTTTAATAACAGTAACATTACTATCAACATAAACATTAATATCACCACTAAAAGGTTGTAGTGTGTCTATATTTATACTTGTTACTTCTTCTAATAAGTACTTTTTATATTCTTGACTGTTAATAAAATCACTTGTAAGATATTCTATTTTAGTATTTTGACGTTTTTTAGTAGTTAAAAAATCTAAAAAATCTTGTTCAGACATTTTACCACCTTCAAATGATAACACACCTTCTTGACCAATTATAATTTCACCATTTTGATATTTAGTTGTGTAAGGTTTAGTTTCACCTTCTAATGTAATATTATCGTGTATAAACAATGTCATAAAATTACCTATAGAAGTTTGGTCACCATTTTTAAATAATTGAAATTCTCTTTGAAAATTTTTCTCAATTAAATCTTTTAATGTAGAATCTATTTTATATAAATCACTTAATTTAGCATTATTTTGTCCAAGTCTAATTCCTCCTTCAGGATTTTGATTATAATCATAAAGTGCTTTATACACTTTGTAAATCATTTGTGCTTGTTCTGTAGTAATTTTTCTAACATTTAATTTAACAGGTGTTGCTATACCACCAGGTGAGTGTATAATTGTATATACATAACCTTTTTGTTTAGATGGGTTTTTTAATGGAAATGGAAATTCTACTTTTTTATCAACAGTTGTATTTTTTTCATTGATAATATTACCATCAATATCTTGTACCCAAAATAGTTTTACATCTTTTGATTTACCATCAAATTCTTTAATATTTATTATTTTATTTTCAACAGTTGCATCTAAATAAGTTAATTTACCACCTTTTTGATATTGTATTTTAGATGTTACATTTTCATAACCATGTTTAATAATAGCATCTACTATTAGTTTTCTAGCTTGATAGGTTGTTATATCGGGCGACGCTTGGTCTGTTAAAGACGCAATAAATGTAAATGTATTTTTATCAACATTTACTTGTAATGGTAAATGTCTATACATAAAATCTAATTGCTCATTAGTATAATTTACATATTTAGCATCTAAATATCTTAATGCTATTTTATTTGAATTATTTAAATAAGCAGGTTTAGTAAATGTTACAACTGTATCTTTTACACTTTTAAAATTATTAATAAAATTTCTAAAAGGTTCTAAAATATATTGTGAAAATTTACCAGAAGTATTACCACTTCTATCAATACCCATAGTTGCAACACCAGGAAATTGTAATTTATCACCTTTTTCTAAATTTTGCAATTCAATAGGAACTTCTATAATTTCATCTTCAACAATCCCTTCAACAACTAAATCTGTTAAATCTTCTTGTTTAGATTCATTTGTATCTATTACTTTTTCTTTATCGAGATTATTTAATGCATCTAATTCATCTTTATGTACATATTCACCTGTTTCAGTATCTTGATACCAATCTTCCATACCTTCTAAATCAACAGCTTGATATTTACTTCTTATTTCTTCTTTAACTTCTTCATTGTTTTTAGTTAAAGTTTCTTTATCTGCTATAACAATTTCTTTCTTTTTATCATCAGCTAATTGATTTATTACCTCTGCTGTTTGAGGATCTACGGTTGTATTATTAATACTTTCGTCAATTTCATCAATAGTTTGTGCTGCAGCAATAGCTTCTGTGATAGCATCAGCGTTAGCTACATTTTCTGCAGAATTATTATCACGTGTTATTTTATTATCATTAACAATTTTATCAAACGCTTCTTGTTGTTTTTTAGGATTCCACAAATCTAAATTAGTTTGTTTAACATCTTCCAATAAAGAATTGTGATAATTTTCTAATTCTTGTTCTTTAGCAAATCGCATATCTCTTGTTGCTAATTGTGAACGTAATCTTTCATTTTCTAAATTAGTTCTATCTAAACCGTGTTGAGATAATAAATCATTTATTTTTTTATTGTGAACATCTAAAGCTTTTGAAGCTTCAAATTGTTTCATAGTATTCATTTTATTAGTGTTTACAAGAGTATTATAAAATTTTTGTAAATCTTCTGGTGTAGCGTCTTTATTTTTAAGATCTAATACAGGTTGTGCATAACTAATAAATTGTTCATGAGCTTTTTGTGTAACATTAGCTTTTTCCATAATAGATTTTTTACGATCTTCTGGAAGTTTGCTGTCTTTTAAGTATTCTGATAATATATTTAGACCGTCTTGACTATCAGCAATAAAAGAGTTTACAAGTCTTGCCTCAGCAAGTTGTTGTAAATATTCTATTGTTTCAACATCATTTTCAGCAACAGCTTTATCCCAAATTTTACTATCATCTTCAGTGATTTTAATATTTGTTAATAGTGTATCTCTTTTTACAGGATCTATTACTTTTTTACCATTTACTAATTCATATTCATTTTCACCAGTTTCAGGATTTATTTCTTCTGTTCTTTTATAAATATCAGAATTAATTTGAGCAAAATATGCTTCTGCTTCTACACCTTTATCTAACAGTCTATTAATTCTATCTATTTCTAAACCATCATCTGTTTGTCTAACTTTTGTAGGTAAACCTGTTTCAGGATCTGTAATCGTTCTACCCAATGCTAATTGTTTAGCACTTCTAGCCGCTACAGAACCATAACCTAATATACCACCTAACGCAATAGCTTTTTGTCCTTCAGTAGTAGTAACCATGTCAGCATATTCTTCACCAAATTCTTTTAAATTAAAATCATTTAATGTATCACCTGTTAATTCTCCTTGTTTAGCTTTTCCCGATAGATAATTTTCAATTGTAGATTGTGTACCTTCTTCAACAAAACCTTCATTTAAAAACATTTTACCCGCTTTTGAGGGTATGTCTTTAAGTCTATCAACTAATGTTCTCGATGCAATAGATTTTTCAATATTACCTTCTGCATTATGTATAGCTTGTGAACCTACTTTTTTTGTAGCTGATTCCCCCGCAAGTCCTAACATTTTAGTATTTGCAAAGTTTGTTACAGCTAATAATCCCATATTCATCCAAAATGATTCTTTTCCTACAGAACCTTTTTGTTGATTAAATTCAGTTTCTAAATTTGCAATTTTAAATTTTGCTTGTTCAGAATTAATTTTACCAGTTTCTAATTCTTTTTGAATCTTAGAAGTTTTACTTTTTATCCAATCAGGTTTATAATTATTAAACGCTTCCATTTGACTACCTGATTCAGCTGCAGCTTCTGCAAAAGTATTAAACATTGTAATACCTATTTCATCAGCTTTTAAACCTAAATTAGCAGCATTAGTCATCATATTTGTACCAGACATAAATTCTTCACCTGCTCTAAATCCTCCTACTAAAGATTTAAATTTGTTTGCACCACCAAGTGCTTTAAAAGCAGCACCTGGGGCAAACATTGATAACATAAATCCTAATCCATCAGCACCTTCTGTAGCATAAAAATCTATAGATGATAAATTATCCCATAAGTTACCTTCAGATACTGCTTTTTTTACATATACTGGAAGTAATTCATTATTTATATCTTCGTTTAAAGCATTTAAAGCTTTATGTCCAGCATTATTAAAAGCTGTTTCCCAACCTTGACCATCTTCAGCAAATGGTGATGCTATAATACCACCAATTGTAGGAGCTAATTTAGCAATTTCTATTCCTGCTTTTACACCTATTCTAGCAATACCTGCAGATGCTTTAGCCCCCCAAGATTGATTTTGTGCGCGGTGTTCGTTTACAGATTCTTCAATATTATCTGTATTTACTTCATATGCCCAATTTAAATCTTTATCATATTTAGATTCTCCATAAGAACCAAGATTATAATTTACTTTATTTCGAGAAAGTTCCGTATAGTGTGATAAACCTGTTTTCTTTCTTTTAGGATTGTTAACGTGTTGTGCTATTTTTAAAAAATCAGAATTTCCATTTATTTCTTCATCTTCCATAATTATCTGTTATTACTTATAATTAATGCTTCTTGGAATTTATTTTCATCCATGTTATTAATACTTACAGTTTTTTTATTACTAACATCGTAATAATTAATATCATATGTTTTTTTAGTAGAATTATATTTTACTTCAAAATCTTTTATATTTTTTCCTTGATTTCCTGAAATTAAATCATCTCTAAATTGAGCATATATTCCAGGTCTGTTTTTTACAGTATTTGCAATATTATAAAAATCAACACCTCCTTTATACTCTGATTTATCAAAATCATTAATACTTCTAGATACATATACAGGTACATGTACAACTTTATCTCCATCTTTTTTTGTAATATAACCTGTATGTGCAAGTTTGTTAGATCTTGAATCGTAAGCGCTAAATGCAGTAATTGTAGATTCTGCCGTTAAATCACCTGTGTAAGTAAAAGATTCCATATCTTCAGCTTCAATTTTTTCTCCATTTTCAGTTACTGCTAAAAGTTCATTTCTTTTTAATTTATCTGTTAAATTTTCAGAAGCTTTTGTCTTATCCTTAGGTATTGATTTATTAGCAAATAAATTTCCTGAAACACTCACATTGGGATCTATTCTTGCATTTTGAATTCCAACACCTGTATTATTTGTTAAGTATTCTACAACGGCTTTTCTTTCTTCTATACTTCCAGGTTTAAAATTCTTACCATTTTTTCTATTTAATCCGTAAGCAATAGCTTTATAATCAGGATCTTGTATTATATCACTATTTTTAGTCCACACATTTGTTGAATTACCATTACGTCCAGTATTTAAATCTAAATATTTTGGTGAACCAGATGAAGAATTTCCTAATGTTAATTTTTCTAATAAATTTTTATTTTTATTTTGAACAGTAATTTCAGGTAGTGGTACATTTTCACCATCTAAAGTGTTATTTGTTTTATTACCAATAAAAGTAGCACTTGTATTAGAATCTTTAGTAACACCAGATTCACGTTGTGAATACATTGTGTTAGTAAAATAATTTTTAAATTCTTCAGCGTTTTTACCTGCTTCAATATTAAATAAAGTACCTTCTCCTGTAGGTTGTATCCATTTTGAATTTAGTGCTTTTTCTGCATTTTTAAGTTGTTCAAAATTATTATTTGTAACTGTTTTACCAGAACTGTTTACCATTACTAATCCTTCAGGTCTTTCTATAATTTGATAACCAGATCCAGCAATACTGCTTGTTGTTTTACCCATTAAATCATGAAACTCTTTAACATCTTTCATAAAATCTTGATTTGCTACAATACCTTTAGGGTCAATATTTACTATTTCATTTTTATCATTAACACCTGTATAATTTTTTCTATGCTGATTCCATAAATTTAATGCTTGTGTACTACCATATTGTTTAGACGCGGCTTCTAAAAATCTTGTTTTTTCTGCAGCTTCTGCAACATATGCATTATTAATTTTAGAAACTTCTCCCATAGGATCATTTAACTTTTTATATTCTCTTTGTAAATCTAAAAATTTACTTTTAGAACCTTGTATATCTCCTGTTTTAGTTTGATAATTTGCAAGCGCATCAACTTTAGACATGTATTCATCATTAAGTTTTTTAGCTCTTTCTGTATGAACATCTAAGGGATTAACCTTAAACATTTCTGCTTGTTTAACACGTGCTTCTTCTAAAGCATCATAAACTTTTTGCTTGTAAAGTGGTGCCGCAATTATTTCTTGCATAGATAACGGATCATACTGTGCAACGTTGTATTGACTATATCTATTCATATTATTTATTATTACGTTTTGTATACATTGTGTTTATGTGATCTAACACATTTTGATTAAGATAACCACCTTTAGCTGATTTATTTACAACTTCTTTTCCATCTTTGTCATAAATCATAACACCTTCTTTATTAAAAGTGTTACCTTGTTTATCTTTATAAGCACCATTTATAGGATTTCCTTTGTAATCATATATTAAACCCATTCTTTCAGGAGCTTTTTTATAAAATTCTTCTTTACCAATACCATTTAAATTTTGTGCAATACCAGAAATTAAATTAGATTTTTGAGTGTCATATGCTCCCATATTTCTATCATTAATATCTTGTTGACTATTGGATTGTTGTAAATTAACTTGATCAACACCTAAGTTAAATTGTTGTGCTGCAGCATCTTGTTGTGCATTTTGTTGTTCAGCATTCATATAAGCATTAGATAAAGCCTTAGTTTTATTTAATTGTGATGCTAACATTGCGGCTCTAGATTGTCCTTGTGATGCACCAGATTGTTGTATTGCACTGTTAACATTATTTAATTCTTGATTAACAATATTTTGTTGTTGTGCTAAATCTACATAATTTGGTTTATATCTATTACCGAGTTTATCTAAAGATACATTTGTTGGTTTTTTAAGATTTTTTAATTGTAATGCATTTGTGACTGCTGGAGCATAACGAAGTAAATCTGAATTATTTTTTAAAAAATCTAAAGGATTTGTTTTAGTTGATTTTTTTTTTAATACATCTTTACTATTTACAACACCGTTTAAATCTGCATCACCAATTTTATAATTGTGATACCCTAATTTTTTAGAATCTTGAATACTTTGAATTGTGTTAGGATCTTCACCATAATTATTTAAAATATTTAAATCTTTATAGTTTTTTGGAAATGGTCCACCATCAACATATTTATTTATTTCACCACCATAACTTAATTGTTCAATAGGTTGATTAGTTTGTGTATTTAAATTACGTCTATATTGTTGACCTTGTGGTGAATTCATATATGTATTATATCCATTTTGATTAACAAATTCTCTATTTATATTTGGATTAAATCCAGCATCTCCAGGTTTTTTACCATAATATAAATAATGTCCTGCTTCACCAGATGTACCATGTTGTACACCACCTTGTTCTCCTACAGCATATTTAAATCTATCTGATTGTACAGTAGGATTAGTATTTGACACAATAGAATTGTTTATTGATTGATTTTTAGTAATTTTAAGAGGATCTATTTCACCACCCATTGCAAAATAATTATCAGACAGTCTTCTATTTGTAACTGTAGCAAAATTATTTGTATTTTCATTAGTAGCTTTTTTAGCTTTATTTGAACCTAATACTCCTGCAATTCCTCCAACTAACGCTCCTACACCTGCACCAATTGGACCAAATGCCATTCCTGCACTAGCTCCCTTTAATGCTGCTCCCCCAATCATTGCACCAGAGTCTACAGATGTCGATGCAAATTGTCCAGAAGTGTCTATGTTAGATTTACCAAAAGCTGTTTTTGCAAGATCTACACCTGAAAGAAGTGTGTTTACTCCTGCACCAAGTGCCGCTGTTTTTTGTGCACCAGTTGATTCATCACCAAATGCTTGACCTATAGTACTATCTGCAAAACCACCTCCAGCCATTTGATTAGATTGTTCTGGTTGTGTTTTAGAATACTCTTGTGCGTCAGCTAATCTTTTTAACAATTCATTTTTAGTATTGTTAGAAATCATATCATTACGTCCTTTAAATTTGTCAGATATAGCTTTTGAAGCATCTGCAAACGATTTTCCTTGTATATATAAAGGAAGTTTAAAACGATTTATTAATTCTTTATTATTTGTGTTCATAGTTATATATTTATATATGAAAAACATTCTGTTAAACCATTGAAAAATTTTAATGGATTATAAGAATATAATTTATGTTGTTTGTGTAATAATTTTTCTAATTCAAATATTTCTTGTGGCGTACCTAAAATTTCTTTTATAATTTTATAATTATATGGTAATTTAGTATTACCATAAAATCTAAAATTAGTAGTTGTGAAAGTTCTACCTATTTTATAAAACTTTTCATTACTATCCCAGATTTCAATAATATATAATTTAAAATTGTCAAAGTTTTTGGAATTTTTAGCAGTATTTTCCCAATTAGTTAAATTATAACCACCTTTTCTTTTTACACATTTTATGCAACCTGAACCATTTATGTGAGCGTTTAATTGCTGTTTAAATTCACCATGTATTGGACAAATAATAGATAATTTTGTTTTAGCATTTTTATAATCTAAATTAGTATAATTATATTTATTATCATGAATAGTATTACCTTTAGTTTTAATATATTCATTTTTTGATATTGCACTATCAATAGTTGGACATCTCCCTTGTAATAAAGAATCTTGAGATATTTTATAACGAATATTGTGTTGATCACTAACTATAATATAATCTTTAATATTATCTGAAAAAGTCAATAACATTAAAGTAGGATGTAATTGTTTTATTCTATGAGATAATATTTCTGATTTATTAACAGCACTTTTTATAGAAGGTTTGTTTCCAATCAATAATTTTTCAGTATTACAGTTGTATAATAATTTTGTACATTTACATTTTATTAATAGTTTTTGTTTACATCCTTTATAGTCTTCTAATATGTCGTAATTATTTTTAATATTATCTGGTAATTTTTTAATAAATTCTAAATTTGTTAATATTTTACCCATTATTTTTTATTTAAAGGATGATCTCTATAACTACCGTCTAACATAATTCTATTTGAGAAAATAAATTTTTTACCGCTAATATTAAAAGACGACTCGTTTTGCTCTACAGTATTTAATTTATTATTGACTCCCATACCTTGAGGTATTCCAGAATACTTTTTATTTTGTTCATGTGTACCACCCACATCAAAACGATTTAAATTACCACCACCTTCATATGATTTACCAGTGTAACCACCGTGTGCCATTTGTTGTATTGGATTTATAGCGTCTAATTGTTGTGTAGAATTATTACTTTGAACTTGTTGATCAGAATAATTTCTTTCATAAACACTTTGTGCTTGTTGTGGTTGAAATTGTATGTTATTTTGTGGTTGTTGTAATTCTTGTGATTGTTGAGGTTCTTGTGATAATTCTTGTTGAACAAATTGTTCTTCAGGAACTTGTTGTGTTTGTGCTAAATTATCAATTTCTTGTTCTTGGGCAAGTTGTTGATTATTTAATTCTTGTATATGTTGTTCATATTGTTTAGACATTGGTATTTCAACAGTAGAATAATCTCTATATTTAATACCGTTTTTAATAGTTCCAGGTTGTGATTTAGTTGCCAAATCTCCAAATGGATTATTTTTACCATAAGATATTTGTGTTTTAGTTGCTGCATTTAAAGCAAAATCTTTAGGTGATGGATCATTATTTTTTGTAGCATACGATAAAGCATTATCATATATTTTCTTTTGATAAGAAGTAAGTGTTTCTTTATTCAAAGAACCCCCAGATGATGTTTCAAAAGGGGGTTGAATGTTAGAAACTATGTCATTAGTATTTTCCATAGTGTAAATATAATCTTTTTTTAATGTAAAGTCAAGTTTTTTTAATGTTATTTTCTAATATTAAATCGTTATGTTGTATAACTTACAGACATATCGTGAAGTGTTAAATTTTTATTTGAGCTATTTTCAAATTTTAATTTTAAAAATACCCAAGGGTTTCTGATTCTATCTCTAGAATTTGCATTTCGAGGTAATGTTATTCTCCAATTTCTAAATTTACGAGATAGATTTGAATTTAACAATAAAGATTTTTCACCACTATTTTGATACTCGTTCCATATTTGAATACTTGTTAATGTACTTGTGGGTTGATCTACACCATTAATATATATTTCTGATTTATATTCTAAATTATTGAAAATACAATCTTTATCAGCTTCTGGATTTACGTGTAAAGTTACATGTGAGGGATATAAATTTAGATTATTATAATAACTACCACAAACACCATTACCGTGCTTAAACACGTTATTTTCACTAAATGAGGGTATTGTTAAAAAATGAAATCCTTTACTAACATAAAGAGAAGGTATAAAACTATAAAAAGATACAAATTCATTAAACAACTCATTGTATGAAAGTGTAAAAGAAGATTTATTCAATTGTCTAAATGTAATAAATAAATCATTATTTATATTATCATAACCCATTGTGATACCTTTACCTATTAAAGGATTATCTGTAATTATAGTTTCAGAGTCTGTATTATTACTAAAGAAACTATTCATTCCTTTAATTTTTGATAAATTTATAAGTTGATTGTTAAACAACATTAAAGATTTATTTAAAAAATCATAATAATATAATCCACTTGGTGTAGATATAACACTCCATTTATTTAGTGTTCCAGAAGTTGTAGATATGTAGTTATAATCATTAAGTAATTGTCCAGTACCTAATTGTACACTTATACCATCATTACCTTGAATTTGTACACGAGGATTAATAGATATTCGTGCTAAAGCTTGTTCTTGTATAGCATATATTTCATCATTAAAATTATTAATTGCTTTTATGGCTCCATATTTACCATCTAACGTCATTACTTCATTAATTGAAATATCTGACCAACTGTCAATTAATTCGCCTACATTTTTTTTCTTAGTTGCTATAATATTAGCATCAAAATTATTTATTTTTTTAATGTTATAATCTAAATTTCTTTTTGCTATTAATGTTGGTTGTTGTGAATAAACTTTATTGTATTTATGATATTCCGTATATAAAGGTTGAAACTTGGTATCCCATTCTTGAAAACTTAAATCTTTTCTATTTTTTAAATCTAATGTAGTTTCACACAACACTGAAACAAGTTCTTCTAAAACATGAACTCCATCTTTAACAACTGCGTTATCTGCTTTTATAATTCTTATAAAGCTAAATGTATTTACAAAAGTATCTCCTGGAGAATTAATTGTAATTGTAGGAGTTAAACTGTTAATATTTTTATATTCTCCAACTTCAACGTAATTAGTACGTCTTTTATCACTGTATTTGTTTCCACCATAAATACCAGATAAATAAATATCATTTTTAGTTTTTACTAGTTCTCCAATTAATCCATTATTATCACCAGTAACACTGACAAATCCTAAATATTCATGATTTAATCTGTCATAATGAGATGTTTCTTCATTAGAGCCCATAACAATAGTTACACATCTGTTATTTTCACTATTAATAGAAACAATGGATCTGTTGTAATCACCATCATGTTTAAGATCTGCATTACCATCCGTTAAAATATCTATTAAATTATTTTGATATCTATAATTAGGATCGTTATTGTAATTTTTAGCATTTTGACCACGTTCTGTTATTTCAGGTTTATTATAAATGTCGTGTTCTGTATTTCTCGAAGATTTAAAGTAATTAAAATGACGTTTTGTAAAATCATTATTCACTCCATATTTTCTATCAATCATAACATGTGAAACTCTTGACATATAGCGATCCCTACTACCTACAATTGCTTGACTTATTAAACCTTCATATAAAGCCGCTTCCGCACCTTGATTCGATATTTTTTTATGTACTGAATTTGACTGATTAAAATAAGGAGAAATAGCACCTGTAACAGTACCTTCATCTAAAAGATTACCACCCTCAACAAAGTTATCATAATTTCTTGCCCAACAATTATTAGTATTGTTTTGTACACGACCTTTAATTTTTAACTTTAAATTACTTGGGAATTTAATATTTTCACCAAATAAAACTTCAGGAGAATACATTTGCATCATTGAATTAAATTGGTAACATCTACCTTTTACAAAACCATCGTAAACAACATACGCTGTACCCGCATTTCGAACGTAACCACTTCTTTGTATTTCACTATTATATGGACTGTTAGAGGTACTATTTGTATTCATTTCTGCCAAATGTTGAGACGATCTTAAAGGCATTGTAACATCATTTGTAAAATCTACTTGATTGTAATTTCTAATTAAAATATTTGGCATTTTTACAATTGTATCAGCTTTATCACGAACATACAACTTGTCTTCAGGTTTTGAATATTGAACATCTTTACTAGATTTATCGTTAATCATCATTGTTGATAATAAACCACTAGAAAGAATTGTTTTGTCATTTGTGGTTCTTTCAGCAACAAGAATTTTATAACCTACTGGTTTGTAGTATTCTGATTCAAAATTTTGTGTATTTAACCATGTAAAAAACTCATTTTTAAGTGTAACTTTTAACGTGTTATATCTTCCTCTTAAATTTCCATCCGTAGATTTAAAGTCTGCAATCCAATTTGGTAAAGTAGACTGTCCATAATTATTATAAAAACTTATTCCAAGTCTATAAATTTCATCATCTTTAAAATATTTATCTTTATCACTTGCCTCGACTTCTAAAATATAAGACTGTTCGTATTTTAAATACTTTCCTTCTCCACCTAAAGTTGTTCCATTTTTTTGAAATTTATAAGAGTCATAGTTTAAATTAATACTATCGTGTTTAATTAAAGCTATGTTATCATAATCTCCATCATTAATTATAATTACTGGAGCTTCGTCACTAATTAATAGCTCAGAATTAATATCTAATTTTATATCTTTATATACTTTAGATTGTCGCAAACTATTAAAAGAATAAGCACGAGTGTCTAAATCTATTTCAAAATTAATTTCTTTATAGTTTGCTAAAAAAAGTACACTATCCTTACTTACTATATTTTCTGGAATTATTATATCAGAACCTAAAAATAAAAATTCCTCTAAAGAAATTGTATTTATAATTGTACCACTATCTGCAATTTGTATATTTTTAGAATCTGGTATTTTTTGATCTACAATTAGTGAAATAGAGGGTATCTGATTAAATGATGTATATTTTACAGCATATATTTTTATATGTGTATAATTTGAATCGATATTGTTGATTTCAACAATAGGTGTTGAATTAACAATTTCGTTTAAATCACCACCTCCAAATTCCTGATTATCTAAAGATATTAATTTACTTAATGGTCCTATTTTAGTTTGAGCAGCGTTTAAAGAATATAAGTTGTAAGCATATTGAATCATACCTGCAGTGTGACTACCTCCAGATACTATTTCTACAATATTTGGAAAAGATATTTTGTATTTTCCAACAATTTCTAATATGTTTTGTGAAACATCAATAAGTTCTTCAGAGTCACCATTTAAAATAGAATGTTTTAAATTTAAAAATCTTATTTGATGTTTACTATCAACCCAATATATTTTATCTATTTTTTCATTTTCAAAATTATTAATTATTTGAATCGGATTTTCTGGAGAAAGATTTAAATTTCTTAAATACAATAGTGTTAATACTACATTTGTATAATCATAATTCCAAATACAGTCAAAACCATTATTATCTGTTGAAATAAAAACAATAGAATCTCTCGTTGGACATTGTGCAATAATTTTTTGATCACCACTTTGAATGGTATAATTTATTTCATTATTTTTAAATTTTAATATTTTATTGGAATAAGTTATTATTTTACCATTGTAATCAATATTAATATTTGGTATATTTAATAATTTAGCATTTCCTTTTTCATTAGAAATAGTACCTAATTTTTGAGAATCTGTAGAATTTAATCTTATGTTTAAAGCATCAAAATAATATTCATTAGAAAATTTAGATTTACCTGTATCTTGATTTAATCCTTTAAAACTATGTTTAATTTGTTTTTCCATATTTATTTATTAAACGTTTGCCATCCAGTACTATGAAAATCTGTATTTTGAAAAAGTCTAACAATACCATTTTCTAAAGATTTCATTCTATCAGGTGTTAACATATTAAATGAATTTGACGCTTGTCCTACATACCAAAAATAATTTTGTTTAATATCTTCATAAATATCTCGTGTAATTTCGTTTCTATATCTTGCAGGTTCACCATATTGCCATAAAATATAATATTTTAAAGCTTGTTTAAATGAAGCATTGTCGGGAATCATAGGTAACCCCTCTTCATCTGTAACAATGCCTTGGTAAGCCATTTCTAAAATACCTTCTGAGAAAGAAGTGTAAATAACTCCATTATTTATAGAATAACTGTTATCAGACACACAAGTTAAATCAGGACTATTTACACAATGATATTTAGAATGATATATGTCTGATGCGTATTTTAAAGCTGTATAAGCGTCACTATTATTATATTTGTATCTTGTACCATCAATAGTAATTAAATCACACGGTAACAACGCTTTATTATTTACAATTTTTATTTCAGCATATTTTTTATCAAACAAAAAAGGACTACCTACAAGAGATAACAAACTATTTAAATATATTGCAATATCTTCTGCTTGGATTCCTTCAACAAAAGGATATTTAGATATATCATATAATATTGTTTTTATAGATACATATTTTGAATTATTCATAATTTTTAATATTTGATTTCGTGAGCGTTATATTTTTCTTTAGAATAATTATTTATTCTTTTAGCTAAAGATCTATTAAAATCTCTAGCAGGTTTAAATAAATATACTGTTTTATTTTTAAAATTAGCATTATATTTATCATGTTTAATATTATAAACATATCCCCCAGTATGACTATTTTTATGTCTTACTATAATTTTTTTTAATTTAGCTTCTTCGTCTATTTTCCACAAATCATTTGTAGCTTTCCAATCAGGAGGTGCATTATTATATACTACATTATTTGGTAATAATTTAACACCTTGCTTTCTTTTAACAACTTTAATATATCCTATTCTATGTGGTAATGCGAAAGTATCTGCTTTATCAACAACTTCATCTACTATAAATTTATTTAAATCTGTTATAATATTGTTGTATGTTATTTTTGCAATTTTATAAGGATAGTTTTTATTGTAAAATTTATAATAATCCACCATACCAAATTGAGCGGGTATTTTTTTAGAACTTCTAGTTACTACTTGAGTTGTTTTGTTCATCGGGTTTAATTTGTTCTTTAGTACCTAATAATAACTTAATAATTTCATCACGAGCTAAATCAATAATATATGCTGGTGCAGGATATTCTGTATCTAATGTGAAACATGATTCTTGAACTGTTTCACAATTACAAGAATTTGTGTAATTTTCTAAATCTGAAGGAGTGCTAAATACGCCAATTACGTTAACAGAATTAATCAATTTATGTTCTGGAATTTTAGAAAATAAATAAAGATATCCTTCTGAATCAAAAGTTACATATATACTATTACTATAAGGTCTTTCTAATATTGTAGAAGCTTGAAAAAAGTCTATAATCTTAAAAGAACCTGACAACATTATTGGTGCAGTTACAGAAATTAAAGTTTCTCTATTTCTAACCGCTAATAATGTGGGAAGAGTTTGTGTACTACGTAATACAGTACAATCTGCAGTAATACCACACAATCCTTTATCTATTTCTTTAAGAGATAAACATAAAGATTGCGTACATAATTTATCAAAATTACGTGATTTATCGTCGTATAATCTACGTAATCCAACCTCTCGTTTCATATTAAACAAATGTAAAATAAAACGATCATCATATAAAGAATCATCCGAATACTCATTTAATAATTCTCTAACACTATATATAATTTCTTTTGTTGTTGCCATTTATTTTAAAATTTCATTAATTTTTTTTACTCTTGCTAAATAAGCTTCTTCTTCATTGTCAAAATATCCAAGAAAATATTTTTTACCCGCTCTTTCTAAACTAGATTTCCATTTAGAATAATTTTTATACCAATAAACACCTTTATATTTTGATATAATATTGTGAGTGCTATTTTTATTTGTTGTTTTAATATTGTTTAATAACACCTCTTTAGAATTATATGAACCTTTCATAGAATTTGACATATTTAATTTAGCTTCAATAGATCTTTTTTTACCAATTAATGATAATTTTCTTTTTTCTATTAATGCTGCAGATTGTTTTTTTCCAATTTGAATTTGTGATATTTTTATTTTAGTTTCTTCTGAGTGTTTTCTACCAGTAGCTAATTCTGACAATCTTTTTTTACATTCTTCTGTTCTTTTTTGACCAATTATTTTAAGTCTTCTTTTTTGTATTGTTTCTATAGAAATAATTGCGTTAAATCCACCATCGCCACCATCTGTCATGTTTACCAATATTCCAGTTTTTAAATCTTTTCTACCATATTCTTGAATTAAAAACGTTTCTAATTCACAAGCATCACACCAAGATAAATTATCAGCAATTATTTCAATTTGATATTTTGTTTTATTAATAATATTATTCCAAAAATTACTTCTTTTAGTTTTTACATATGCTCGTCCATAATTTTTAGCTCGACCAATACCAATATAAAATATTTGATTATTGTCTAGTCTTCTATGTCTATATACGTACGATATATTTTGTTCCATATTTTAAAATTAAAAAACCCCCTCTGTTGTAAGAGAGGGTTTGTGTTTGTTTTATATTATTTTTAAATATTCTGTGTTTGATAAATAAAAATATCTATCAGTATCGTTACATTTCATCATTCTTTTAATTGTTCCTAAAGAAGATACTTCTGTTTTATGAAGAGAAATATTAGAACTTCCTGTGTATGGTGATGTATCTTTTGATAATCCATTCATAACCCCCACATGCATTGTTGGTAAATCGTAAGTTACTAGTTTATTGTACACTTCTTCAGTTAATACAACATCTTTTTCACAATAATTAACCATTTCTTCCATTGCTAAAGGACATTTACGAAGGATGATATCATCCCACATATCTAATCCTCTATGTTTAAGTTTGTTACCAAGTCCTAAAAATTCAGCAATATAATCTAATTTATTACTATTAAAGTTAAATTTACTACGAGCTTTTAAAAGAGTATCGTAAACTTTATATTTTGGTAATGCTAATATTCCGTGTTTAATACACCTAGTCATTAACCATTTTTCATCAAAGCGTTTTAAATTGTGACCAACACATTCATCTGCTTGTGACACAATTTTTACAAATTCTTTAACAATATTTTTATCACATCCATTTTTCCATCTAATTGTGTGAACTTTATCATCATGTTGCCATTTATATGATAAACAAATAATTGCTCTTTCGTGAATAATATCGGAAGGATTTAAGTTTAAGTTATATCCTATTCTCCACGATTTAACAATATTATAACTTGTTTCAATATCCCAAAATAATCTTTTAGTTTTATGAATAACAGGTTGTATTGGATTTAATTCACTTTTAACATTTTTAATTGACTGTTTACACAAATTAATATTTGTAGTATTTATTTTTAAATTTAATCTAATACACAATCTACCCCCACCTTCTTTTAAATAACCTTTTTTATTTTTTAAAAATTCTTCAATTTTTTCCCCAGTCATATATTATTTTTTTATAATTAGAACAAATATATGTTATATTTTTATAAATTCCAAATATTTAGTCAATTATTTTCTAATATTTATTAATCTAACCTTATAACCTAAATATATGTTTTTATTAGTATCATATCCGCCTGTAACAATATCACCTTTTTTATTTTGTATTCCTAAGTCTACTTTAACACCTGGATTATTAAATTGTAAATTGTTATATACTTCAAGTCCTGTATATAATGCAAAGACTGTTTCAACTTTTTTAACTTGTTTTGTATGTACTGTAGCAACTATTTTGAGCAGTTCTCCTTTAGTTTCTGTATAAACTGATACATCTGCAACACTATCATTAAATTCGTTCTTATATGACCTTATTTTAGTTGCATTTGTAAACATATTAAATTGTGCACTATCTGTAGCTTTTTCAAAAGTTTTAATTTCAATTGTATCAACTTTTCCAGCAATTAAAACATCGTCACCTTTTAATGTTTTATATTTAGTAACAATTTTAGTTTTTATTTCTGCAGGTTTAAACACAGTATCATATTGAACAATAGTGTTTATCTTTTGAAAAGATTTGTTATTGTTATTACAACTTCTTTGTAAAAATAAACTAGATATTAACAACATTATAATAATATATAGTGTTGTTAAATGTTTTTTTTGATTATTATACATTTACAAAAATTACATTTTTATTAATACGTTTTCGCAACATCACATTACCACCATTACTATCGTTACCAACAGCTGTATTACCCTCAATAGATTCAAATGTGTTTTTGTCAATCCATTTAACAAATAAACCTGTGTGATCATATCTTCCGTCAGCATTCCAATCAAAAAAAACAATATTTCCCTCTACAGGTTTTGTAGTAATCATATTGTTTTTTTTAAAATATGCAACAGCTGTCTGACATCCTGCAAATCCTTTAGTAAATCCAATTTTAGGTAGTTGAAAATTTGCTTCTGCATAACACCAACTAACAAACATTCCACACCAAGCCACACCGTCAAAACCAAACCATTTACCATATTTCGTTTTGTTACTGTTTAATGGTTTTTCACCCTGACCAATTTCTTTTCTAGCAATATTTATAATTTTATTTTCCATTATTTTTTTTTATTTGTTTTATATAATAAATATGTTTTATATAGTGTGTAACTAATTGTTGCTAACAATGCTGTTAATTTTAAAAAATTATCTATGTTTGTAAATGTAAAAGTTAATGTCGCTATATTTATTAACCATATTTTCAATTCTGTGTAATCCATTAAGTTTGAGGCTTTTTTAATTGTTATTTTTTTTAAAGTATTTTAATTTAATATTTTGCAAACACACTACAATTATATTTATTTTTTGTATAATTTCCAACATGTGTGTGTTCAATGTTTAATATATTTTCTTTATGACTTTTACTATTCATATACGCTTTAATTAATAATGAATCTGTAGCATACCCATAGGCTAAATTTTCTGAAAAATAAATAGCTTTTGATTTTTCAGAACGTGTTATAAATCCATCATGATTTATTTCATTTTTTAAAATCATGTCTTCTACTTTTTCTTTTGCTATTTCCGTTAATAATTTTTCAGAAATTAAATTTTGTAATTGTAAATTACTTCTTTCTTTATTTATTTCTATAACTAATTCTTTTTCTTCTATTTTTATTGGTTGATATTTTACAATCTCGACAGTATTACAAGAAAACATTAAAATTAAAATTATTAATTTTTTCATTTAATAAATATTTTAAATTTTATCTTTTAATTTTAATATTGTTTCTGTTGCTTTTGTACTTCCCAAATATATAGCGGATATTATTGTCCATTCTGAACCTGAAAGTACACCTACAAATAATGCAATTGTTGCTATAATAAATACTGTAAATGTTTTACTTATTGCTTTACCAAAATATCTATCAACTATTTCTTGTCTACTCATTTTTTTAATGTGTCATTTATACTTTTAAAACAATGGTTTTTATCTATTTTATCTAATAACCAAACTAATGTCTTACCATAATTTGTAAGAGTTTTATCTCTTTCATTTTTGCCTAAAGCACTTGAAATAGTTTCTTCAATATTCCCAAATTTATGCCCTTTGTTGGTTCTTAAAACTTTATTCCAAAGTGTTCTAAACTCTCTATTTGCAAATTTATCTAAATTTAGTGCTGAACTTAAAAAATAACCTTTTTTATTATCTACAAAAAAGTAATTCGATAAACTCAAAGGCAAAAATAAAACATAAGCAACGAAAAATAATATTATTTGTATCATTATATAGGCTCTTCATTTGGAGTTAGTTTTTCAACTACAAACTCTTCAATTACAGGCTCAGGTGTAAGTTCCCAATCTGTCGGTTCTAATCTATAAATAGTTTTACCACTAGATAATAAATTTGTCGTTGTGTCTATCAACAACCCAATTTGTAATTTTTTCCAATCTTTAGCTGTTTTTGATAATCCTTTTAAATCAAAATTAGCATCGATATAATCTGACAATTGATTTATTTGTTCATTGAAATATCTTACTATTCTAGTTTCGTGGCAAACTTTAAATTCATCTATAAGCACATAGTCTTTAACCGTTAATAAATAACCGTCTTTGTCTACTATGTAAGATTCTACTTCTACGGTAACTATAGACTGTTTATCGCCTCTTTTTTCGTAAAATATTGGTTGTTTTGTTTGTACCATTTTTATTTTTATTTATTGATTAAACCATTGACAAAATATAATTCCACCTGAACCATTACCTCCAGCAGAAGCGTGACCACCACTACCCCCCCCACCATTACCTGTTGCATTACTACCTGCTATAGCATTTCTTACACTAGCACCTCCTAGTCCCCAACCTTTAGCTGTATCTCCACCTTTAGCACTAGGTGCACTAGGACCAGCTGTAAGTGAATCACCTCCGTTTTGACCAGAGTAGTTTAAATCTCCGTTAATAGCAGTACCGCCTACACCACCAGCTAAAGTACCACCAGTTAATCCACCACCTCCACCATTAGCGGTATATGTAACACCTAGTATAGTAAGAGTTGTAGCTGTTCCTGCGTTGCCATTTACACCTAAAGCAGAACCAACCCCAGCAGCACCAATAGCACAAGTATATGTTGTACTTGGAGACAATCCTGTAATCCTTTTAAAACAATAACCACCACCACCACCAGCCGAACTTTTAGCTCCCGAAGTTGTGTTTAAAGCCCCAGCTCCACCTCCTCCAGCTCCTACTAATTCTATATTTAATACGGTATTTACAGTTATATTCGCTGGGGTTGTAAAGGACACACCACTTGTTACAATGATTTGTCCCGTTTGTGGTGCAACACCGCTACCACTAGGCGCATCAACTTCCACATAGTTTGTTCCATTCCCTTGTAGTATCTTACCGTTTGTGGCTGTACTTGGGTATTTATCTAATTTAGTTTCGTCTGCTGTTGTGAATGATGCTGTTGTATTTGTTAATACCGTTGTTAGGGGTTGTTTATTGATTAATTGTGTTTGAATGGCACTTGTAACGCCTTTTACGTGTGCTATTTCATCTGGACTTGCATAACTTGTAGGCGATAGAGGCGATATATCTCCACTTGTACCAATACTTAATATTGAAGGAACTCCTATTGATGGAATTCTAACCGTTCCTGTAAAAGTAGGACTTGCTAATGGTGCTTTTAAAGCCAAAGCATCAAAAACGGCATCTTGACTTGGAGCAGTTTCAGTTACGCCATTTGTAATTATTTGAACAACCTTTGCATCAGCAATAGTCTGAACTTGACTAGCTGTTTGATAGCCACTAGGATTAGAAATATCATATTTATCTAGCCATTTGGAAGCATTTTCAAATGTAAATGGTGTAATCCATTTATTTGTAACTGTTCCAGCATCAACTTCTAATTGTGATGCTTGATATGAATCTTTATGATAAACCCATTTTGTTCCATCTGAAGCATAGCCCCCTTCAGGATAATATGTACCACCTAAACTTCCTGGTAACCAAGAAGTTCCTTCTGAATTTTTAACAATCCATATTTGATATATTACAGTTGTTGGATCTGGTAAATCCGAATATGTTTCTACAAATTGATCTGCAGGTATAGCGCCCGTATCTCCACCACCATCACCTCCTACATTAAAAAAAAAACCTGTATTAACAGTATAAAATGTTTCCCATTCTTCTTGAGTGTAGGGTGTATCGTTTTCTTTTAATATATTAGGTACATTTACAATAGCTACACATTTACTTGTAACACTATTAAAATATATATAATATTCATTTGTTAATTCTTTTTTATCTACATATATATTTGTAATAGGAAACTCAGAAATAATATCTGGACCTGTTATAATTATATAATTATTTTTTTTATATATTTTATTCATTTAATTATGCTATTAAATTTGCCATTTTTTATTTTATTAAGTTATCCAATTTGTACCGTTAAAAAATACCTTGCAAACTACTGCACCACCACCAACGGCTGTTCCTAAATAAGTAGGTGTCAAAGCATCTGTAACGTAAGCTAAATCCCCTTGTGCTCCTGTTGGTAAAGTTGCTACTGTGTACTGTGCTAATCTTTGTATTTGTTTAGCTTCTACAAATTCTTTAGTTGCTATCGCTTTTCCTGTAACCTCTGCCACTATCAAAGCATTGGTAACACTAGGTAAGGTCGCTAAACCGTTTTTTAATACAACAAAAGCGTTACTTCTCGATGCTGTTGATATTCCATTCCCTAGTGTAAAAGCTCTATCAGTACTTACCGCTACTGTTGTTGAGGATGGTGTTGTTTGTAAAGCAAACTCCCCCATTACAACCTCACCGCAAGATGGATTTATATGCCCTATTCCTTGCAGGAATGCCCTAACTGCGTTAACTGTAAGGAAGTTACCTAACGCAAAAGCATTTAATCCACTTACCACATTTAAACTGCCAAGTACATAAGATTGTTGACCACTTGCTGTGTTACCACTACCATTTAAAATTACTGAATTAGCACCACTTGCTGTGTTACCACTACCATTTAAAATTACTGAATTAGCACCACTTGCTGTATTTGAACCTCCTCCTAAAATTACTGAACTACCACCACTTGCTGTGTTACCACTACCATTTAAAATTACTGAATCTTGTCCAGAACCTATATTGTCAGTTCCTGTAACAAACGATCTTGATCCAGTCGCGCCTCGTGTTGAAGATGCTCCTGTTGACCTTGAAAAATCAAAAGCGTCTAAACCTACATTCCCAAAATTAGCAGCAGTACGACCATTTATAACATAACCTATTCCGTTTCCTTCGTTTAAAGGAACTAAAACAGAATTTAAACTAACCACATCCAACTGTCCTTTATTAACCGCTTGTGTGCTTGTTGTTGCATTTGGAACAATAACCGAGCCTGTAAAAGTAGGATTTTCTAGATTGGCTTTTAAATTTAAATCAGTTGTTAAGTTTGTTACTTTTGCTTGTCCTAATGTAGGAATATCCGATTCAATTAAATCTGCACCAGCTATAACAATTCCTTCATTGTTATATGTAATTTTAGTTTTTGTTGCACCAGTAATAAAAGATCTATCTGCTTTTGAGTTATCTAAAATTGTAGTTTGTTCAGAAACATAATCAATTACCGCTTGTTCACTAGGTGCTGTTTCTGTAATACCTACTCTAACTTCTTGACTTACTTGGTTTAATAATAAAGGTATTTCTTCTTCAAAATCTGTATCACCAACATTTAATAAAAAAGCCTGTAATTTATTTGTTGGAACTGTTGGAGATATTGCAGTACCTGTTGTTTCAACACCTAAAATTAATTCTGCAGTGTTTAATTGATTTAAAACAATTAAATCTGTCCTACTAAATCCATTTTCACATAATGGTACTGTGATATTTTGAACAACGGTATTGTTATATAATTCTCTATTAATTTTCCAATTCCAGTTTGAATCTATTCGTAAATTTGTAGAACTTGTTTTTTCATAAGTACCAACAGTTACAATATAACTATTTCTATTTAATAAACTTTCAATTTCTTCAAATCTAAAATCAATAGTTGTTTTATAATCTTCACTTAAATTAGCAGTAATTGAAGGTGTTAATGGATTATAAGAAAATTCAATATTGTCACTATTTTGTAAAATAGTACCGACTGCTTCTTGAGCAAGTGTGTCAGTATATTGTGTTATATTATCATTATTTGAAGATATAGTATACGGTGAATCAATTGTACCTAATCCTGTAATACTAATATTTGTACCAGCCTCTAGTATAGTTTCAGAACCATCAGATATTGATGGTAAAACACTTTCTAAATATTCTTTTGTTATAACTGATTTACCTGTTATATCTGCAGTAATTAACGCATTAGTAACACTTGGTAATGTTAAAAAACCATTTTTTAATAATTTTAATGCATCACTACGACTAAAATCAGACCATCTTCCAGAAGTTGTAACAACTGTACCATTACCAATTATAAATAAAGGTGTTGTTGAATCATTTACAACATCGGATGTATTTATGTAATCAAGATTTGCTTGACCCAACACTGTTGTACCAAAACTTTTGTTAATTAATGCTGCTCCTGCAGTTAAACTTGCAGAACCAAACACATAATTTCCTTGACCAAAAACAGCACTATTACCTAAAGTGTTATTATTTATTTCATTAAATGAACCAGATAAGAAATTATATTTTGATTGGTTAAAATTATTTTTACCAGTTAAAAAAGAATAATTACTTTGATTTGTCGAACGACTATATTTTGCAAAAATTGAATCACCCTCACCTTCTGCGGATACATTATAACCTTTTGTGAAAGTATAATCGCCTAAAGCACCATATACTTCTTGAGGATGTACACCATTTTGACTAGTTTGACCATCAACATCACCATCCGCACCAATTAAAGCGTTACTAAAATCATAAGAATATGCACCAATATCTCCAAATTGAGATTCGTTTCTATTTCTTGGAAAATAACTATTATTTGTAGTATTAAATGGTGAAGATAATCCTGTTATAACATAGGGGTCTTCAGTAGTTCCAATTCCTCCAAGTGTAATATAATCACCTTCTTCTATAAATGTAGAAATTAAAGGTATTTCAACTTGAAAAAAGTTATATTTTTTATTAGAATAATCAATTTCAAAAGTTTCAATTCCATTTGGATATTGAAAGTCTGTAGTTAACAATCCTGTATTTTCTTGACCAACAAGAACTTCTTCCCACTTCCAAGAAGTTTTTTCTTCCGCACAGTATACAACTAATCCTTTATAATAAGAATAAGCCAAATTAGAACCTGTTCCTAAATTAGAAAGTGTATTTTCATCTTTAGAGTATGTTTTAATATCTAAAGGTATTTGGGAAAGAATGTTTAACCCCCCTAATATATTACTATAATCAGACATAGTTATTCTTGTTTTATTATTTTAATATATATATCTCCGTAAGCATATATATTTTTTGACATTATTACTTTGTATCTGTTATCATAATCAGAATACACATCAAACATTTCTGTAATATCGTTATTTAAAATATCATATATTTTAAAACGTTCAAAAGAATCATTATCTGGTAAATAAAAACAAATTCTACCAAAATTATTAAAAATTAAATTTAAACCTTTTGAAAAATTACTAAATGTGTTTTTTGATTTAGGTGTTAAATAATTAGAATCTTGAACTAAAACTTTTAATTCTTCAAAATCAATTGTTAAATCTGTTTCTTTCCAATAACTAATATAATTAATTGATGGTGTTGTATTTGTAGATATTGATGAATTTTGAAATTTAGATGTTTTAGATTGATTACTAATTGTTATTTTTGGATATGTTTTACATATATCCATAGATTTATAAAAAAGATCATTGTATAATAATGTCAACATATCAATTTCTGAAGTAGTTAAACTTTCCTTGCATCTTGTTAATAATTTATACATTGCATCTAATACATAAATATCTGTAGAATTTAATTTTCCAAAAACAATAGCATTATTAAAAGATTTATTTAAACTACCATAGGTTGTTAGTGTGTGTTCTTTTTGATTATTTCTTAACATTTATATTTGTATAAAATTATTACAGCTAATACACTCAATAGATTTACAAGTATTGCAATTATTTAATCCACACAATTGTTTTAATTTTTTTACCATTGAAATAGCTTCTGTATAATATGCAATATCTATTGATTTAACTATTGTGTCAATTAACATATTTATTGTAATTACTTTTTGATTTATTTTATCAGTATTACAAGAAGTACAATCTAGAGGTATTTCTAATAAACTCGCAAGTAAACATCCATAGTATTGTGATAAATCATAAGTTATACCTATTGAAGGAGATAGTAAATTACCACAATCATCTAAATCTTCAAAAGAACTTGTAATTTCTATAAAACATATATCTTCAAATTTTTCAAGACCTATTGATTCTGCAGTAATTACTAAATCTTCAACATTAGAAGACTGTTCTAAATATTCCGATAGGTCAATAGCAACTTCTGTTTTTTTAAAATCATTCATTTTCCAAAAGAAAATAGAAGATATAATGTGTCCTATATTTGTAGTAACATTAATATTTAAATTTAAACCATTGTCAGTTATTTTTAAATTATTTATTAGTATTGACATATTTTTGATATAAAAAAAGGGAAAAGAAAATTTTAGTCTCTTTTCCCTTTAAGGTTAATTTTTTAATAATTTAAGATTATACTACTGCTAAGTTTGCAGGAATTGTAGCATTTGGAGCTACAACTCTAAGTTTAGCAAGATAACCATTAATTGCAGCGTTTGTAGCAATAGTACCAACTGTAAAAGGCATAACTACCGTTAATTCTTTAAATTGTCTTTCTACATTAACACCGTCACGATCTTTATGAAATCCTATAACAACTGTGTTATAAGTACCAGTTTTGTTAGCTTTATAATCTACATTAAAGTTGTTTGGATAACCCATTTCTCTACCATAGTCTGCATTTTCATATCCTTTTAATGAATATTCTGCAAGAGCAACTTGTTTACCTGTACCAACACCTGGTTTAGGTGCTTGTGTAGTAGCAATAGTTAAAATACTATAAGAACTACCAGATACTGCTAATGATGCTGGAGAATTGTCTACAACGTTTTCTTCAACTTCAAATTGTGTAGCATCACCAGAATCTTTACCTAAGATAAAAGATTGATTTGTTGCTGTAACTACAAGAGTTGTACCAGACACTGCCGCTGAAATAAAATCAATTTCACCTGAACGTTTTAGTGAACTGTTTAAGCTTCTTACTAATTCTGTTAATACAGTTGCATGTGTAACAGTTCCTACTGCAGGAGTTACATAAAATCCATGTACATGTCTAAAGTTTTCAGGAGATTGAATTGCATCAAACAATTTTATAGATACTCTATAAGTAGCATTTACTGTAGCATTTCCTGTAAATCCAGATACTGTTACAATCTTAGGCACTTCTGCACTATATGCACCAAGTTTAACATAATCAATTTGTAATGGATCAACTGTATCACTAGCATCAATACCTGTTGAAGTTGTGTTGTTTTTTACTACAACTTTAAATGGTAAATTAGCAGCTGCTGCTGAACCATCTGCTTTAACTACAACTATCTCACCGATAGAACCTGTTGCAACAAATGTTGAATTTGTAGTTTCTGAAGCTACTGCGTCAGCAATAATTAATTTACCTACATTTTTTGGAGAAATTATACTCGCCATATTTTTAATTTTTTAATTGTTTCTATTATTTAATTGAACTTTATTTTGTAAAGTGTTTTCTTTATAATCTCTGTGTGCTAATTCAACAGCACGATCTAATATTTCTCTATGAATTTCATCATTTAAACGACAACTATCTTCAATTTGTCTACCATCTATTGACAAGTTCATTCCTGCAAATTCAGGATCTGTAGATAAATTGGTTAATATAATTGGTGTTGGATATTTTAAATATCTTAGGTGATATGTTTCTACAGGTCTATCTGTAATTATTTCTACTTGATAATTCCCCGAAGATGAACTAATATCTACTCTCCAAGCTATGTCTTTATTAGGTTTTTTAAAAGGGTTTTTAACATCACTATTAAAAAAATCTAAAGGAATAGGTTTTACAGGTATTTCGTAGTTACAATTGTTTTGAACATATCTAACACTTTCGTATTTTATTAAAAATACATCATTTGGTAATTTAAAAAATTTAGAATGTAAATTATCTGTAATTTTTGCTTCTAAATTATACCCTTTTGTTGTTTTATAATCAACAATTAACTCTTTTAGATCTGTTCTTCTTTTGTCAGACGCATCAAATCCTTTTTGATATTTGTTTACAACACCGTTGTATTCTTTGACTATCTCATATTGTGCCTTTGTTAAATAAACACTTATTTCATATTTGTCTAAACCAGGTGCAGAATTTGAACTTATATTGTTATAAAGAATGTTAAACTCGTTGTAAAATTCAGACGTTATCATAAATTATTTACTTGTCTTTACTCTCGCTTCAATTAAATCTCGAACTTCGTGATTTTTAGGATCTATTAAATATTTAACAGCGTTTACTAAAGAAGCAATTTCACCTTGTTTTGCAAGAGTTAAACCATCTACAGTTTCGTATTTACCATTTTTCTTTAATACAATTCCAACATTTTCAGCTAAGGCAATTAATGTTTTAGTTTCAAAATTAGGATCTTCAACTAACGCTAAGAAATCTTTTGTTCTTGTATCTACTAAAGTTTCAACTTCAGTATTTATAAATTTCATTGTTGAATTTTCTGAAAGTTTTTTACCAGTCATTAAATAAACAATTGAAACTAAAGCATCTCTATTATCTTCTAACTTGTAGTATTCTTTCCAAGCGGCTTTAATTAAATCTAATTTTTTAGATCTGTCTTTAAGTTCTTCACCATCTTTAGTAATATAAAATTGGTAAGTTCCTTTATTTTCTAATTTATATTGTTGTAATGTTGGAGCAATAACATCATCCCAAGCTAACAATATTTTATATTTTAAATAATCTTCAGGTACCGACAAGTCTAATATTGTATCTAATTTTTCTAGAGACACATATTGTGTTTTCCAGAAGTCACTATATATAGACATTTTGACACCATTGAAATGTCCATTTTCAAAAAATTCTTTTTCTTCATTAGTAAGAACATTTTTCAAACCGCCATTTCTTAAAAGTGGAACACAAAATTTTCTTGTTGCTCCTTCAATCATACCTCCAGAAATAACATGATTATCGCTCACATCTGCGGCTAAACCTTTATTTCTTTTAATAAATCTTATTGTAATCTTTTCATTTGGTAATGTAAACCCCTTTACAATTTCCTTAACTTCTTCTTTTACCGTCATATTGAATTTTTAATATTTATAAAAATAAGGAATGTTTTTGGGCACATTCCTTAAAGCCTTATGTATTTAATTAATACTGATAAATGATACTTGGAATCAACGATGCTGTTCTAGAAGGATCTTTTACCATTGCACCTTGCATACAATATGCAGTGATTGTGGCACTATCTTCCATTCTTCCCATATTACCAGAACCTCTTTCTCCTGTAAAAGGATTTCTAAAACCTGCTTGATATCCACGAATTTCTTCATTTTCTTTTACAGCAACTTTTTGAATGTTTGGCTCTTCTGTAGATCCGATATAAAGAATATCATATCTGTAAGATTCAGCAACTCCACCGTCTGGGTGTATAATTTTGTTACGAACTTTATCATCATACATTGGATCAACTTCAACACTTACGTGGATAGAGTTTGCAAATTCGTATTCTGTAAATTGGTAACCCGCTTTAAATGAGTTACTATGTAATTGAGAACTAGTTTTTTGAACTACAGCTGGATTGTTTTGAGACAATTCTTTCCACGCAGTACCTTCACGGTTAATTGCTTGAGAAAATTGTTTAGCTCCACGCTCACCTGTACGAAGTACAAATTTTCTTTCACTAAAATCTAATTTACCTTCAGAAAGTTCATGCAACATATCTTCCAAAATTCTCAATGAGAACAAGTTATATGTAACAATATTTGAAACTTCCATTTGCTCTCTAATACCAGAACCTGATTCAATTTTAAATCCTGATTTACCAGTATTCATAAATGTACCATCTTCAGCTCTGTTTGTTTTACCAAACATAATATTATAAGCTTTTAATCTAGAAATGTGTTGTTCAAATCTCCAGTAAATTTCTTGCATCCAAGTATTAGAAGATCTAATTTTACCTTCATTATCTAATGATTCAATTTTAGCATAAAATACATCCGTAGCATTTAATTTACAATTGATCATATTACCTGGTACAGTTGTTTCAACACGAAGCTGAGACATTGTATTTTTCAATGTGTAAGGAGAACTGAAATTAATATCAGCACCTTTATTAGACATTGTTCTTTCAACAGGAGCACCTTCAATAGAGAATCTTTCACCTGTCAATAATTCAGAACCTGGTACACCCGCAAATGTTTCAGAACCACCCCATACTTCTGCAGTATAAACATAAGGACCATTTGGTCCTTCTGATTTAGGATCTGCTAAAATACGATATTGATAAATATCTGGTTTAGAACCTGCAATTACATGCACGTCTGTAAAATATTTTTCTGCAAACACAAGTTCAATTTCTGTACGATTGGCTCCTACATTTGTAGTACCACTTGTTACAGTTGAACCTTGATAACGAGCTTCTACCAAAGGAATGTTGCGTTCATGTGAACCAATCATTTTCCAAGTAAAATCACCTTCGTCTTCAATATATTTTACAGGAAACATATTTAGAACAGTGTCTAAATTTTTCATACCTGCTTTAGCAAGTAAAACACCTGTAATTTGAGAAGCTACTTGTGGTCTTGTTGCGTAAATTTGTCCAAGGTGATTACGAGTAGTTAAACCGCTCCAATACTGTCCCTTAGTCATTACATTTTTTCCTAATGACATAAATTTATTGTTTTTTAATTATTATTTATTGTTTATTTAATATAAAATTTTATTTCCGATTTCAAAATCAGAAGCATTTGGATCATCTAGAAAACTAGCATCACCACCTTGTAATACATGTTGATTATTTTTTAAAGCTTTTTCAATATTTTTTATTTCATTAGCTTTTTCTTTTTTACCAAAATAACTAAAATCTGTAAAACCTTTACTTAATGTATATACTGTATATAACTTTTGTGAAAAATCTTTATTTTCACGCTGATCTTTCATTAACTGATTTTCATCAACACCTGTAACTGGATTTTTACCAACAGGATTCATCATAGTTGTAAGAATCTGTTTTCTTGCAGTTTCGTTGAGTTTGATACCTTTTAATGGTTCTTCTGTTTCTAATATATTTTTTTCTATTAGTTTTTGAGAAGCAACATAATCATCTTGCTCTTTTTGTTTTTGTGTAGACTTATATGTTTGTTCTTCAACATATCTATCTTTAACACCTTTTTTAATATTTTCTAATGCTTCTTTAGCATCTTCAATATCATCATCTGCTTGTACACTTCTATCTGTAAGACGTTGTGCTTTTTGTTCTGAAAAACCTTGATTTATAAAATCTTGATAAATTAATTGACTTCTTAATTCTTGGTCACTATTAATAATATCTTCCGTTATACTATCAAGATTATTCTCGACTATTTTTTGTTGTTTGAAAGTTTCAACATCTACACCATTTTTAAAAGCTTCAATTGCTTCTTGTTGTAGTGGTGTAAAATTTCTTAAAACTCTTGCATCAGCTTCTTCATTAATAAGTTCTGCTAATGCTTCAATTGTTTCTACTTTTTCTAATTTAGAAGAGTCTACAGAGGTGAGAACACCTTCAGTTTGTAAATAAGATGCTAAGGACTTATATAAAGGGGGAGAAGAAGTATCATCATTATTTTCATCAATGTCTTCATCATCCTCTGTATCATCCTCAACTACTTCATCTAGGTTATTCCCCTCGTCGAGTTCTTCTATTATTTCGTTTGTATTTACTACAATATTATCATCTTCGTTTTGATTTGGATTTGAATCTTCTTCATAAAATTCATCACCTAAATCAAAATTTATCATTCCTAATTCTTCTTCCATTTAATTTCCCCTTTTAAATATTTAACAAATATAGTGTATATTTTTAAAAAATATTAAAATAATTTAATATCCAGTATAGCTAAGACGTAGCTTTTTTCTGTTTAGATACTGCTATTTTCTTATCTTCTTTTTCCATTTTATCTGTATGCATTTTCATTTGATTATCTAACGCTTTTATTTTAAGCATTAATTCATCTTTATGTTTTTGATAATCAAAATCAGTAGGTTCGTTGTCTTCAGTTTCTGTATTTTCTAAAGCAAGTTGTTTATCGTTAGAATGAATTATTGCTTTTTGTATTTCCGTATCTGAACGTTTATCTATTTCATAAACTTTTAACTCCCTATCTAATTGTGCAGTTTCAGATTGTGATTGTATTTGTTGTTGAGCAACAGCATTTCTATCTTCTTCAATTTTAGCATTACGAGCATTGGTTTGTTCTTCACTATCTTCAATTTTTCTACGTATATCCGCTAATGATTGTGATGTTAAAATGTCTATAACTGTTGTATAAGAACCACCATTTTGTAAAAACGCTTGAGCTAGTGTTTCTAATGTTTGATGTACTTTTTTAATATTAGCACTTGAACTCACAACAAGTCCATAATCAGCTTCATTAATTTCATTACCATCAATATCTATAATTTGCATAGACATATCGTCAGTAATAAATTGAAGTTTTTTAGTATTGTCTTTTAATGCTATTTTTGCAGTTTCTAAAAACACACTTAAACATCTACGTTTAACTTCTTCGTGTTTCATAAACCACCATTCGGTAATATGAGAAGATTGTGTGACACCTCTTTCAACACCACCTACAGTTTCTCTATTGGAAATATTACCTTCACGTTGTTTAGATATACCTGCAATTTCACCCATTTCAGTTTTAATAAATTCTAAAAGCTGAATATGTTGTTGTATATAATTACCAGTTTCTAAATCAATAGCACGTGTATTAGTACCATTCATTTGTCCTGCAAGTTTACCTTGGGCAGCACCAGCATTACCTTCTTTAAAACCATCTATTACACCAATACCTAATTTAGTAGCTTGAGCAATCCATTTTTCTGGCTCCCAACCTGCAGGTATTAACGATATATCTAATAATAATATTTTACCTAAATTTTTAGCAATTGCTGTGTTAAGTCTATCCCAAATAACATCATATAAATATTGATAATTTTTCATTTTATCAACCATCGATACAGCTCTACCTTGTGTAGTGTTATAAACCTCTCCAACAATTCCAGGTCCACATACTGAAGGATTACTAAGTCTGTTATATTGTACAGGTTTTGGACGCATTCTAATATAGATATCTTTACCTATTTTAGTACCTTCCCACCATTCATTAACCCAATATGTAGTTACTTCTTCACCTAAATCTTCATTAGGTATATATTCTTCCGATACATATTTATAATCAACCTCACCGTATTCATCATAAAATTTTAATTTGAATATTTTCTTTTGTGAACGCCAATACACTCTAAGTATTCTAACATTCCCTGCAGAATCTATAAATGATGATGAAAACTGATGTCCGTTAATTTCAGCAATACCAATATAATCATTTAAAACTTCTGAATGTTGATCTCTTAATAATAAATGATTTTCATCATCTGTAGTATATTTAGAAGAACCTGTAGATGTAGAATACTCTGTAATTGTGTCAATATCCGCAGATTTAAGCTCATCATAAAAAACATCTATAATTTTACCTGGTGACCAATGATCTTCAATTACTATCAAATCAGAATCTTCTATTTTAGAAGAATTACCCGATCTAACACTATGTACTTTAATAGGATTTAATTTTTCAAAAGTTGGTTCTCCAGATACTATATCACACTGATATATTTCTTCCGCCATTATGAAAACATCTTTAAGACCCGCATTAAGTTTATTTTCAAAACCCAATTCTTCGTAATAATGTTTTAATAAATGATTAACCATTCTTTCACGAGAATCTTGAAAATTATATTTTAAATATTTATTATGTTTTTCTAATTCTTGTTGAGCTTCTTCTTCAGATAAACCTTGTTGTAAAATAGATATTAATTTTTCTTTTACAAGTTTAGATTTTTCTTCTTCTTTTTTAGAAATAGCATCTTTATTTACAACTGTAAAAAACCAATCAAAAGGTCTGTTAATTTCTTCACCAACTAACACATCAATTTTAGGAACCATTATTGGTTTGTGAGGTATTTTTTTAGTTATAAATTCAGCATCTATTTGTTGAGGATTTAATGTTTGTATCATGTCTTCTGAAGATACAATCCCATTATAAAGATTTAAATTAATTACTCTATTTTGAACAGTTTGTCGAACTCTTTCGTTATTATAAAAAGAATACTTATCTGCAGCATCAACATTACTAACTCTCCACGCTTTACCTTTTTGTTTATAAGGCAACTTCTGTCTAGGCATTTTTGATGTTATACCACTCATGTATTTTTGAATTTGATTAATTTATAAATATACAACATTTTTAATAGATATATTAAAATAATTAATTTCTTAAAATAGCTAATCATTGAATATTGTTTTATATTTTTCTTGTGAAGATATTGATTTATTACCGTAGAGTTTTTCAAAAAATTTACTATCCGTCCAAGAATTTTTAGTTTTAACTTCTTGTTTACGTAATGATTGTTGTTGTCTAAGTCTATCTTCTCTTAATATAAACAACATACCCATTGCAGAAACTCTGTCAAAGTTACCATCAGCATTCCACACAATACACTCTTCTAAATAACCTAACGATCTAATAGTGTGTAAATTAAGTTTTTTAGTTTCACCATCTACGTGATATGCTTCACTTAACATCCAACTTACTTGTAGTTGTCTACCCCAAGCATTAACTGGTTTAGTTGCTCTAGTACCTTTAGGATTAGACATAGATGGTTTTAACATATCCATATCTTTAAGTATTTCTGGTGTATCTGCTAAATAATGTAACGCATTTTTATGTTTAAAATATGTATGCAATCCTTTTAGATTGTTTTCATAATTTATTTGTGCATTATAAAAAATACTTAATTTAAGTGCTATTTCGTAACACTGTTCTGCTTTAGGATATCTACCTGTATATTCCGCAACGATCCTATCTGTTAACATATCCATTATTTGAATACTAAATAATGATGTTCCATCATCTGCATCAATAGGGTCAATACCTCCAATATATCTACCTGTTTGTATTCTATTATCTGCACCACGCTTAGGGAGTTCAAATATTTCTACAGCACCTATTCTATTTTTTCCGGGATCATTTGTTCTAATAGGTCTTAAATCAGCATTGGGAATCCACTTAACACCTTCAACTTGATCGTGTACTAATTCACCAACATAATGTTGTGATAAAAATCTTTGTTCTTCAGGTTTAATACTATTTAAATAATCCACTAAGTCTGCTACAGGAAATATTGTACCCTCTACACGCATTATTGCTTCTTGTGGTGTAATAGGTTTCTCCGCTCTAGCTTGTGTTAATGCTGCAGGGTCAGATGCATTTTTAGCAATCTTGTGTCTATTTTCTATAATTTCAATTAATGCTTTAATAACATCTGGTTCACCAGATTCCATATCATAACATCTATGTCTATTCATATAAGCTCCCCAAAAGAATCCACATTTATTAGAACTTTGTACGTTTTTATCATATACATTTTCTACTGAATAAATATTATAAGCATCGGGATTATAAAATAATTTTTTAGAACCTTCAAATGAAGCACCTTCCGTACCTCCTGTATTATGTGTAATTATACCATTT